GCAACATGTTCAGGTCTTGTTTCATTAGTAGGCTTCATTGATTAGCAGTTAACCATTCTTCTATAAAGGTAACGTGTTTAGGCTTAGTTATGTTATGAGATAAATTAGTGTTACGGTCAAAATCAAATTCACCGTAAAGTGCTTCTGCCAAAGTGTTATATAAATCGTTGTCCTTTACTATAAGATCTCCTACTTTCTTTAGATAGGTTTTCTTAGTATATTCATCTAATACAAGAGGCATGCCTACTGATTTGTTTTTGTCTATAGGTGTAACTTTTGTTTCTTGTAAATCAGGATTATATTCCTTACCAGCATCATCAACACCATGCCATAAATTTAACATACCTAAAGTTACATATCTTCTAAAATATGTTTTTGCACTTCCATATTCATATAAAGGGTTCTTATTAACACCTTTAGGTATAAGCTTTCTACTTGTTGGTAAACATTCTCCACTAACATGATATAAAGTACTTGCTAATATTTCTTGTCCATCTATGTATTCATCATAGTGATAGATATGTAAACCATTAGCAGATAATATTGGATTAATTACAGAACAAATATAACCTAATTCTGCAAAGTCAAATTCAAAACCTTTTCCGCTTTGTGTTTGTATTCTTGCTGTTGTCATTGTTGTAAGTGATGGTACTTCACCTAAAAACTTACATAAGGCTTTTGTTATTTCTTTAGTCATTTATTTTTTATTAAAAATGTCAATTTTATAGTTTTTTTTGTAAATGTTCACGAGGTATATAATCGTAACCAACTGTTTTAGGTACAACAATAAAATCCTTAGTAATAGCCATTACAGTAACGTAACCGTCTTTTTGCGTAATAATTGATTGAGAAAAATTAGGATTACCTTTTGACATTAAGTGTATATATTTTTCTTAGTATAGCTATGGTTTACCCTTATGGCAATCATGCGTATTTATAATTTGTCTTAATCGTTCATTATCTGCTATAACTTCTGCTAGTAGTTCATAAGGGTCATGTATCCCTGCTAACTCTGTTCTAAGAGTTTTTATACGTCTATTATGTTTTGCTAATGTACAAGACATTGCATTTAGTAGACTTATGAGCTAACGATAACATATATATAGCGTTTGTGAAGTTTTAATACAATCTATGTAGTGCTTAGTTGTATTGCTGTTCTACATATGTTCCATTGTGGTACAAACCTAGTCAACTTATTACCCAACTATGTCCAAAACTAGACCAATTCTAGACAGATCTTTAATAGACAAGATCACAGCTATAAAGCCTAAATACATTACAACTAATGGTTTTATTAATATGCTTTTAGAAGATGCATACAACGAAAGAGTTAACAAAAAGGTAAATTTGACAAATAATATAGACTATATATATACAGATAATAAAGATTTAGAAGACAAGAAGTTAGAAATAAAAGAACAAAAAGAAAAAATTAATAAAAAAGAAAAACAAGAAAAGATAGTACCTGATGATTTAAAACATATAGAGTCTTTAATATTAGAGTTTTGGAAAGTTAAAAAAGGTGCAAAAACTCTAGAGGCTTGGAAAAGACAAAATACAGAATATAGAAAGTTTATACAAAAATATGGCGATGATGTTTTAAAAGATCAGCTAGATGCTGGTATTCTTGCAGGCACTTGGAAGGGCTGCACAATAAAAAATTATGAAGAACAACAACAGCGCATAAACAGATTTAACAAAGAACCAGAACTTACATCTGTACACCCAAATCAAAAGGTTGCAGAATTTGATGAATATGGGAGATTAATTTAATGGAAGCTTTATTTGCAGGTAGTGCTATAAGAACACTCAGAAAGATGGTTAAAAGCGGTTTGATAACTGAAAAAGATTTAGATACACCGCCTGAAGGTTATTTTATATCTATGGGATATGAAAGAGAATTAGGTACTGGTAGATGGGTTAGAGTAAAAAGAACACTAAGAGGTGCATTACCTTCTTTACCAGTACATAAATTACCAAAATATAGAAACCTACTTACAAATAAAATTACATTTGATCCTGTAATCTATGAAAAACAATTATAAAGATTTAATTCTACAAGATCCATTTGTAGAGTTTTATCCAGAACCCCATAAATACTACGACTTAAAGCGTAAATGCTATGTAGCAAGATCAGTTAGCGATGTTATAAAAACAACTGATTATGTCAGCAAAAATATGGAAAAAGCAGCTATAAGAGGTACTAAAATACACGCAGCTGTACAGATATGGTGTGAGACAGGTGACATACCACTAGCACTAGCGTATGCTGAAGAATATGCAAAATGGGTAGAACATTTAGTAAATTATAGAATGTGGGAAACTTGGGAACCTGTAGTAAATGAGCTAAGAATGATTGATAGAAAAAGAGATATAGCAGGTAGCGTAGATACGATATTACAACATAAAAATACAGGCATGCTTTGTTTAGCAGATTATAAAACTCAAGAAAAATACAGTAAGAAAAATCATAGTTTACAAATAGGAGGTTATGTAAGCCTTTTTTATCAAAATTATCCTAATTTAAGCCTTTTTAGTTGCAGAATTATTTATATAACGCCTGATGGTATCAAAACACAGGAATATAATCCAAATGAATGTATGTATGATTATGAACAAGCTAGAAAATTATATTTCAAAAATTGCTAATTTTATATTATTGGGGTAAACTCTAGTTAAGCAACCAGACCTTATAAAGAGTAGATTAAGTTCTACCACCTCACTGTAAGAGCGTCAGTTGCTTATAACAATGGAAGCTGTAGGCAAGTTAATTAAATTTAACCTCTGACCGAAGATGATCCATTGTTTTTTAAGTACCAAGAATCTGTTGGCACACTAGCTAGATCTAGTCTCTGTTCAAAGACAATCGGGTACTTATTTTTTTGTTTTAAAAAGATCAGGATTAGCTTTTACATAGGATCTTATATTTATAACATCACTGCATAAATATGCATGCTTAGAAATTGGATTAATCATATACCCGCTAGCATGTAACTGGCTACATTTTAAAATTCGTACTAAATTTTTGTCGTGTACTTGCTTATCTAATTCTTCTTCAGCTAATTTAAGCTTTACTTTAGATAGCTCATTACATGTATTATTATCGCCTAAAGGGATCATAAAGCTTATTTGTGCGCCCCATCCTTCGTTTATGGAATATGTATCTTCCCCTTGCGCATCATTACCTGTATAAAAAGGTGTAATTGCCATGGTAGGTTGACTACAAATTAAATTACCAAACTGTTGCTTACCTGTCATACCATTATTAATATTCATATTTTGATTAATTATTGATGAGTTTCCTACAGCGTTTGGTTGCGCTTGTACATTAGTATCGCCTTCTGCCTTTGCCTTACTGACTAAACACAGACAAAGAAGTGATAACGCTAGTAGTCGTAATCGTGTCATTCTGTGTAATTTCTTCTATTTTAGTTCCTGATGCTCTGGTAGTCAGACTTAATGACCAATCATTAGTAGCAGTATTAGGTGTAAAAATTGCATCTGTAGCTGTTATTCCTCCGCTAGAAGCGCTTGTAACAGCAATATTTGAAGCTTCCCAAGTTTCAAGAGCCGACCCATATTTCTGAGTAACTATTGATCTGGTTATAGTCTGAGTAGTATTTTCAGTTCTATTAGAACTTCCTGTACTCCAAGTTGGTACACCGTTTGCAAAAGCTGAAACAGGTGTAAATAAAAATGGTAATAATAGTAATTTTTTCATGATTTAGTAGAATTTTTTTCTGCCTTTATAACATCAGGTTTTGTTGTAACTATTTCTAAAGGCTGTTTTATTATTATAGTTTGTGTAGCCTCTCCGTTGTTATTATTAGTACTTTTTTCATCTTCTTTCTTTTTTTTCTTTGCGCCCTGCGCTGCATTAACACTTATTCCTAGCCCTCCTAAAATATTTCCTAACAAACCAGCAGCAAAAGTAGAATCTACTCTAGGCTGATCTGGTATATCTACACCAAATAACTTATTAGGAAGTTTTACATAACCTAAAGATAAGACTAATAAGCACCATGCCAAAATAAAACCTTGTGCAACCGTAGATATTAAAAAAGTAATTTTTTCCTGATAATCAGGCTTATCATCTTCTAATTGTTCAGGTTTTTGTGTTGTATTTTTTTGTTTAGCAACTTCCATAGGCTTTTTCTGTCATAATAGCTATAGAACGGGTATTAGAAAAGTGATTGAAGTTATAGCAGCTACATCAGGAGCATTGTTAACTGCATGCTTTATTTCAGTAGGCTCAGTAAGCTATAGAGGTAGACAATCTAGAGATGATTTAGTAAGGAATACAACAGCAATAGAATTATTAACAGATAAAATTGATAATATGCATGACGATATGAAAGAAGTTTTCCATAGGCTTAAGGAAGTAGAACTTGCTGTTGCAGAAATTAAGCCTAGAAGGTAAAAAAAGGCTATCTAGCTTTGCAATGGGGATTAGACAGCCTATAGATGACCATTTTTAATTTAACGTCTACAAT